CGCGTGTCTTGATACCACCATCCTTTAGGATAGCTTGTACTACAGAAAGAGTTTCTTTGTCTTTATGCAGAGTTTCTTGATTAGACTTTGTATTGCGAAGTGTTTCGTTTAGATTGTTTAGCTTTGTTGTGTCGATAGCTTCAACATCTTTCTCCGCTGTGTCTAATTCGTTTTTATAAGATATTAGGGCGCTCTTAGCCATCTTAATAGTAGCTCTATGATCACCAATCTTTAAGTTACCATCACGAATTTGATCTTCAAGTACAGATATAGCCTCAAGACGATCAGTATATACCTTATTCTTAACTGCTAGTTTCTCTAGCCCGTCTTCTAACTCGACAATCTTCTTATCCTTATCAACGATGATACTGGCTTTGAAGTCATGCTCAATACCTTGCTTACATGTAGGACAATCATCGTGATCGTGATAGAATGACAACTCTTTCTTGTGGTTCGCCATAGTAATTTCTATATTACGACGAAGTTCATCTGCCTTATAGTTCTTAGATTTCATGTCAGCTTTATCAGAAATATCATCGACAATCACTTGTATAATATCTTGGGTAGCTTCAATCTTACGTTGCGCCTCATTGATACTCTCAAGGTGACCCTTCATCTTATCTTTGATCTTATCTACTTCTTCTGTTTTGATAGCACGGATAGATGCGTTGTGATCTTTCGCTGATTGTAATTGCGTTTCAACTAGGTCTATCTTGTAAGTATTCTCGTTAATCTCAGTCTTGTTATCTGACACACGAGTCTTTAGTAATGTGTTCATCGTACTGAATACTTGAATGTCCAATAGGTCTTCAATGATCTCACGACGTGCCTGTGCTGTAAGTTCCATGAATGGGACATATGTAGCAGAGCCAAGCACAACGATTTGGTTGAACGACTTGTAATTAAGATTAAGAATAGTTTGCTCAAGATATGCTTGTTGATCCTTAGTAGCCGCCTCTTGATCGACAAGTTCGCCATTCTTCCAAATCTCGAATACGTTAGGTTTAATCCCACGGACGATCTTGTAATAGTTTTGTGCAATCTTAAAGACCACTTCAACCATTGTCTCACGTCCATTAATACTATTGACAAGTTGTGCTTTGTTGATCTTACGAAAAGCCTTGCCATACAAAGCAAACACAATAGCATCCAGCAGCGTAGACTTACCACTGCCATTAGTACCACTGATAAGAGTGGTTCTACTTTTGTCTAGTTGTATCTCTGTCCAAGCATTACCAGATGACAATAGATTTTTGTATCTCACACTTTGGAATTGAATTTTCATAGACTTAATGCCTCATTATATAGTTCATCAACAATCTGTTTTATTGCATGTTTGTTAGCCGCAGTATCCAAAGTCTCAATATAGCTGTGGAGAATATCCTTAGTATCAGCACTTTCATCAAGTATTTCTTCAACACCACTGTCTTCTAAGTTTAACGAATCTTCGATAGACTTAACATCTGATGCACCACTATCGGATAGTTTGTCAAGGAATAAATCATACACATACGGATTAGTTCTATTCTTAACTACTACTTTAATAAACGCATCTTTGATATTTGATAGGTTAAGTGCTTGAACATCTTCAACTGTCATATCAGCATCATCATACTCTATCTTATGATATATGGGAGTTGGATTGAGTATCCAATCAAGGTTGCGTGTCTCAGTATCTAATACACGAAAACCACGTTTCCCACCATGATCACTCCACGTCATCTCATAGGGCGCACCAAGGTAATTGATGTTTCCATACTCAGACGGATGATGGAAGTGACCAGAGTAAACAGACTCAAAGTGTGAAAAGGTTTCTTTGTTTAACCCATGAGAACACAAGGTTCCCTTCAACATCTCAAAACCCACAATATCAAAGTGACCCATGCAGATGTGTGCATTAGATGTTTTCAAAACGTTTAAAGAGTTCTGACTGTTGTTCTTGGTTAGCCAAGGAACCATGATTACCTTAGTAGAACCAAATGTCAGTTCTTTAGGTTCGTTTTCGTATACATGAAAGTTGTCATATTCTTTCAATAACAAATCCATTGAATTGATCTCATTAGTATTAGAATAATATACTGAATGGTTACCAACAATAGAATGGTATTCAATGTTACGATCTCTCATCTGATTAAAGAAAAACTTCTTAGCACGATTTAAGGTAACGTAGTTGATATACTTACGTCGATCAAAAGTATCACCTAAGTCAAGGACAGTCTTAATATTATGTTCATCAATATACGGGAAGAATACCTCAGAGAAGAATCTCTCTTGATGGTCAAGAAACACTCTTGCATCTCCGCGTACTCCAAGGTGCATATCAGTGATGATTGCAATTTTCATTAATACTAGTCCTTCTTTTTGGTGTCTTCTTTCTTTTTCGCTTTGTCTCTTTCTATTTTGTCTTCGAAGTCTTGCACGAAGTTATTCATATAGTCTGCATTTGTATACAGATTAAGAGCCATGTCGTCGCCTTCATATGTACCACCAGTTGAAATCATTTGTTGGCTTGACTTAAACCTAATATACATCTGTTTCTTCTCTTTGGCAATACGTCTTAGAAACGCATACCAAATTATCTGTGTAAAATACGCAAATGGATTAGATGACTTCTCTGAATTGAAGTTACCGATGTATAGTAAGCAGTTCTCAATGCCATCAGAGATCATATCGTCTTTATATGTGTATCCACTAAAGTTTGGTTTCGTAGATAGTCTTGTAGCTATTTGAAAAATACAAGTTCCGATATAATCTGGTACACGAGGTTTTAGGTCTTCACCTGCTTCTTCGGCATCTTTACAATCGTTCTGGTATTTGATTAAAGCTTCTAGTAAGTCTCTATTGTTTACATAATTCTTTTTAGCTCTTCTTGCCATAAATGCCTCCTTGGTAATTTGTATCAGTATACCACATATAGTTAATTTTGTCAACTATACATTTTTTACTTGACAAGTTTATTAACTCGTGTATAATAGCGTTATCGCTTATGATAATAATAATGATTCTTTAATGCTCTTTAAGGCTATATTTCTACAGTAAATATTTTCATCTTAAATTGTTGCTCTCCATACATATCAATTCTTTTACGGAAATGATCCAAAGTATAATTAGTATATTGTCCAGAAGAAAGATCATCAGTAATATCATAAAGAACAGCTTTATCGGAACCATTACCTTTTCTTAAAGAACGTCCAACAGACTGTAACACTTTAATCTCTGATTTACCACCAAAAGCAAATATAACATTATCTAAACGTTTTAAGTTAACACCAGTTGAGAACGTACCAAAAGAAGCAAGTATATTATGTTTCTTCTCAGGATCATTTTCAACAAGAT